ATTTGTGCCTGAACCATAATCGGTAGTTTGTTTTCTTACTGCCTGTTGTTTTTCTGTATTACCACAATTAGTTTTATGAAGATGTCTGTTGCCATTATCGATTAAAATCATATTACCACAAGAACCACTTTTATCACATAATTTATTATCCCAGTCGATTTTATTAGTCCATATACGAGTCCTTTTTCTATATCCCCAATCTGAATACATACAATAATCAACAAGATAAAAAGGTTTATCTTTCATAAAAGGTCTATCTTTCATACGAGAAGTAGCAGGATTTTCTACACACCATAATTCAGGGTTAAAGTATTCTATTATCTCAAAAGTTTTTAATACTAATCTATCGTCCTCATTCATCTCTTTCTCTTGTAGTTCTTTCGTATATATTTCACCTTTTCTCATTCTACCTAACCAACCATCCTGTAATTTAGAGTAATTAGTGCAAGGAGGAGACGCCCATACTATACTGAAATAATCTTTTGGGTATTGTTTATAGTCAAAATCCATAATATCGCATTCGTGTGTAGCAGGTAATTCTAGATCAACTGATACTACGTCCCAACCTAGTTGATGACATACTTTACCAACACTACCAGTTCCAGAAAATAATTCTAATACATTCATTATAGGATATCTTATATTATTAATTTAGATTTCTAATAAGTGTAATTATTACACTTATAGTGAAACAAACTATATCAAAACAATTATATAGAAACTTATAAATATACATTAGTGTAAATATTACACTTCTATTCTATTAACTGCAACTTCATAAATTTCTGGGTCTTTCTCAATACCTATAAAATTTCTATTCATATTCTTTGCTGCCACACCCGTCGAACCTGACCCCATAGTTGGGTCTAGTATAACATCACCCTCTTTGCTATAATATTTAAATATCCACTCCATCAGTGCTACTGGTTTCTCTGTTGAGTGGTATTTGCCTTTCTTTGTTGATTTTATCTCTAACATAGAGTCTGGTAGTGGCGGATCATAAGCACTATCACTTTCACCTTTGGCATAATTTTCTCTTCTTAATTTATTGCGTTTTTCATTATCAGACACGTATTCTGGTGCTTTTAAATTGCCGTACATCCCATTATACTCTTCTTTAACAACTGAATTAGGTAGTGGCGGGTCGTATTGACCCACTTGTCCGTTGGGGCATCTCTTTATTTTCCCATAAGTTTCAGCATTACTTTCTTCTGCTGTATTTTCTTTATGTTTTATAAATTTATGTCGATGACTAGATAGATCATAAAAAGGCAGTTTCTCATAAAATACATACACCATCTCATGCTTTCTCATAGGCATCTTTTTAGCTGATAAGAACCCTGCTGGCGCTGATTTGACCCAGACTAGGTCATAACGAAACTGACACTTTTTAGGCGCTGAATTGATTAATGATGCACCAAATTTAGTTGTAGTAGTCATAAATATAGGCGTGTGTAATTTCTTAACCCTCATTATTTCTATCCAAAATTTATCCAGATCAATGGGGCAGTCCCACTTACAAGACGTCTGTCCATAAGGCAGATCACAGAATACTAAATCAACACTATCATCATCAATACCTTTTAATTCTTCTAGACAATCTCCATGAAGTAGAATACTCATAATATAAGATATCTTATAAATTTAATCAAAGTAAATAACGAATTTTCCACGCTTAATCGTCATCTCAAATTTAGGTGGTGCTTTCGGTTTATAGTAGTAATACTTGCCTCCTTTGCCATAATGACTTTTATTCTTCTTGTAGTATTCTCTCATTCTTATACTATATTCTTACATAATAAATTTTTTTAGAAAACGCAAAAAATTATCTAAACTTATAGTAAAATCATGGAAGACATCGAAAAAGAACTAGAAGAAAAATCTATTGAGAGGTCTGTTGATGTATTTGATAATGGGGTATTAATTATTGATAAAGAAGAGGAACCAGCACCAGAACCAGAACTCGTCATAGAACCTGTTGATGAAATCAAAGAAGAGACGCCTAAACAAGTAGAGGTAGTTAAGAAATCAAAGAAGGTGCGATCTCAAAAGCAGATTGAGGCGTTTGAGAAGGCAAGAAAAAAGAGGGCAGAAATACTTGCCGAGAAAAAGAAAAACAAAGAGGCAGAGAAAGAGCAGAAAAAAGAAGAGAAGAAAGCATTAAAGAAGGCTGGAGCGACTGCGCCTGCTCCTTTGGACACTAGGGACGTTGATTTAATTAAGCCAATGAGCCAGGGTGCGCCGCCAGCGCCCAATCCAGATAAGGGTCGAGACCAGGTCATACAAAATCATTATTATTACTATGGCGTGCCACCACCATCCGATCATCATGCTACTCCAAAGAGAAAAAAGAAGAAATCTAAACGTCCACCCACACCATCGTCTAGTGAGAGTGAAAGCAGTGATGAAGAAGAAGAAGTAGAGCGCATACCTCATCAGCGACAGCAGCAGCAGTATTATGAAGTACCTAAACCTCAATACAAATTTAGTTATGCTTAAAATTTTTTATTCTATTATATATTATAATGACTTCTATAGAGGAGAAAGAATATGACAAGAAGATTACGATTAGTGCTACAAAGTTTAGTTGCGATGATATTGATGATAGTATACCTGCGCCTCTGCCAAAAAAGGGAGGTTTTGCAATGCTTATTGTGGGCAGACCAGGATACGGCAAGACTAGTCTTATAAATAGTCTTGTTTGTAAATCTGGCAAAAACTTTAATAGAAAGTTTGATAAAGTATTTATCTGGTCGCCGTCTATGATAACTATGGAGGGTAATCCATACGAGTTGATTCCAGATGACCAGAAGTTCGAGGAGGCAACACTAGAAAATATACAGGGTGTTCTTGATGAAATTAAAGATACAGGAGATAAAGTATTGTTTATTTTTGATGATGTTATTGCAGATATCAGGGGCAAAGGGAAAGGTGATATAGAAAATTTATTACAGAAGATATTCTTTAATAGACGCCATCTCGCTGGATACGGAGGCAGTGTATCTATTATAGCAACTAGTCAGTCATACGTCAAAATTGATCCTAAATTGAGGAAGACTGCTTCACAGCTGATCCAGTATAAACCACAGAAAAAAGAGATAGAAAATATATTCGATGATATGATAACATTACCCAAGAAAGAATTTATGGATGTATTAAGATATATCTATAAGAAGAAGCATGATTTTATGTTTCTAGATTTACAAGAACAAGATACAAAACAGATACATAAGAATTTTACTCAATTGATTGTATCAAGTCCAAATATTACAGAATTTAATTTAGATGAAGAAGTGTAATTATTACACTTATAGTGAAACAAAGTATATCAAAAAGATTATATAGAAACTTATAAATATACAAAGTGTAATTATTACATTATATCAGCAGTTGGTTCTATTTCAGGTTCAGGTTCTTGTGATTCGATATCTGTTCTTGGTGTTGCTGGCTGTGTTCTTGGTGTTGCTGCCGCTCCGCGTTGCGATGCCTTTTTCTTATCTTCTTTTTTTTGTTTATTAGCATCCTGTTTATTTTTAAGGTCTTTCGCCTGATCCTTTAATGTTTTTAATTCCTCCTCATTAGGAGGTCTTCTCTCACATTGGAATATATAACATAAATTTACTTTACAATGACACTTACTTTGCCACACAACTAAAAGTAATGATGCCACAGCTCCTAAAACTAACACTATCGCTCCCGCCAATTGGTCTACACTATAATCTTGCAATTGACCCTCTTCTTGGACTACCACAACTGATTCAGACATAATATATTTATTAGAAAAAAATTAATTTAATTTTTTTATTCCTTTAACCGCTTTATCTACTGTCTTCTTACCCATTGAGACAGCACCTTCCACTTTAGAACCTAATACTGATTTTTTATCACCGCCTCGAGCGAGAGAACCCTTGCGAATGACACCAGTTTTTTCTACCGCTAGTTTCGCATCAAATCCCTTTTTACCAGCGATAGCTAATAATTTCTGTTCTACTCCATCACTAACTTTCACCTTGCTGATACAATCCTGAAATACTCTATCTGCTTGCTGGACTTGTGCGCCAGTCGCATTCGGATTATTATAGGTCTTATCATGAATTTTGGCACAAGCGTCTAACTTATTAATAGGCACATTGTATGGTTTAGTTCCAACAATAGGTTTCCCTTCTTCTTTCATCTTCTTTTCATAAAAATCTGATCCCTTCATTCTGGCAGCATACTCCGTGCCCGGGCCAGCAAAGTTGTATTTATTTGTAAGGTGTCTTTCAGGCATTATTTATAATAATAGTGTATATTATAAAAATAAGGTCATCAAAAAAATAATTTTAATTCATTGCGTTGCTTACCAGTCCTCTAACGCCAGGTGCTAGTAATCGACCAACCTGACGGACATTCTGATCATCTGCTACCGTTTTTACCATGCGTCCCGCAGTTGCGGCAACAGCGACAGTACCCGCAACTTTACCCA